GGCAACATTATTGCGATATAATATTAATTCTGAGTTAGATGTTTTAAGAGCTAAAATGATTGAGGTAGCTCAAAATGATGCGGATAAATTTATGGAGATGCATTTTGACCCAGAAAAAGATTTACGTGTATTCATTATAGAAGCTGTTAGAGAAAGAAAGATTAACTATAAGAACGATACGTTCTATTATGGAAAGGAAGCAATTGGTACTAACGAAGAACAAGTTTTAGTTTGGCTAAAAGACAACAAAGACATCTTAGCTATATTAAAAAATGAAATTCGTGGTAATGATAAACCAAAAAGAAAAATAGTTAAAATAGATAACTAATGGAATTAGCTGACGCACAAAATCGAGTTAGAAACATTATAGATAGCGAAACTACGGCATATTTTAGTAATGACGAGCTTACGCAATTTATAAGAATGGCTACAGATGAATTTGTGCAACAGTATTACATGGCGTTTGAAACTACACAAGATAGTAGAGATAAGCTTCAAAATTTAGTAGTTAATGACACTATAGATATAAATGACAATACTCCTGTTGATATAGATACAATGGATGGTTCTGTTATTTACTATAGGTTGTTATCTGCTTATGTAACGGCTACACCAAATGTCAATGTAAAAATTATACAAATTTCGGATATTAGTTCATATCTAAATGACCCCTTTAACAAAGCTGATTCTAGCAATCCAGTAATTTATTTAGCTGGAGGTAGCATACATGGAATAGGTTTTGGAATAAGTAATGTTAATGTAAGTGTTAAATATTTAAAATACACTAACAACATAGAAGATTTAAATGTGACAACACACGAAGAGGTTTGTCATATTGCAGCTCGAAAGGTACTTGCTACATTGGGAGACCCAAGATACCAAGCTGTTCAGGCGGAAATAACTGAACGACGAGTTTAAAGATGCTTTTTGCTCCCTGCTTTCTAGAAAGGGTAGAGTAGGGTTTCCTTACTTTGCCCTTTCTTATTAAAAATTAATTATGGCAACATTAAACGAAATAGCATACAATATAAGAAACATTGTTTCAGGAGGTGTCACATCTGATGATACAGACGTATCTTTAAGACAAATTAAATTTATGATACATTATCATAGAGCTAATTTGTTGGTTAAGTATACAGATAATGGCAGAAAGACATCTAATGCTTGTTATCAAGTAGATGAAGTAACACCATCACTAAATGGGGTTACTTTAAAAGATGTAGTTGGTTTTAACGACAACAAAGCTATAAGAAGTATTGCTTATAAAGATGATTCAAGTATTGAGTCTTCTTATGTACCTTTACCTATTGTGCAAAATCATGATAGAATGTTTGTTGGTAGTTCGAGGTTTATGCTACAAAATTCAGGTAAGTTAGCTGGGTTGTCTGATAGAAAGTTGTACATATGGGAAGGAGATAGTTTAGTGACTAGTGGTTCTGTAGAAATAAATGCAGTATTTGCAAATCCTACAGATGTTAGTTCTTATGTAGATGACGATACGACTCAATATCCTGTACCAGAAGAATTAATACCAATGATTGTTCAGAATGTTATGCAAATAGAGTTTAATGTAATGTTAAAGCTAAATGCTAAAGGACCAAATAATCAAGTAGATGAAGCAAAGGCAAAAGGCAAGAAGAAGCCACAACAAAAAGTACAAAGATAAGTATGTGTCTATAAAAGATATATACAACACTTTAAAGTCAGGAATAAGAGTAAAATGCAATCGAGGAGATAGAATGATTTCCTATAGCGAATATTATGCTATTATGGAGTCTTTCTTAAAAGAGTTGGTAGATGTTATTACAAAAGAACAAGAGGTCTTTAAAATGCCTTTAAAAATGGGGCAGGTATATTTAAAAAGATTACCACACAGAAGACCTTTTCATGTAAGGATAGACCACTTAAAATCAAAAGAGCAAGGAGAAGTAGTTTTATATAAAGTTCCTATCTTAGATGACGAATACACTAAGGTTGTGTGGGATAGGCCATATAAATTTAGTAAACATAAAATACTACCTCTTGCAAGATTTAGAGAGGCTATAAAAAAACAAACATGAAAGGAAGTCCTAAAATAAGTGTTAAACAAGTAGTTTCAGCGGTAATAAGAAACTTAGGCATACAAGATGCAGCACGAGAATTTCATAATTTTGTAGAATGGGCGTTTGAAGCTGAAAAGAAAATTGGCTCATATGTAACTTTTGATAAAAAAATAGCAAGCCTAACTGTAAATGGTAAAAAAGTATTATTACCTAGCGACCATTTAAATACAATAGAAATACTATCAGAAACAGGAGATTATGATTCTGAAAACTGTTATGCGTCAGGTGGTTATTTACATATAGATGTAGAAGATGGTACAGTTTTAAAGTTTCATTACGAAGCTATATCAACAGATGATGAAGGTTACCCAACAATAGCAGCAGACCATGAAGATGCTATAGCTTCATATATAATGTATAAATATAAAGGAAGAGATTACTACAATCAAAAATTACCTCGATACGTTTATCAAGATTTGAAAAAAGAATGGTCTATGCAATGCGCTCAAGCAAGAGGTAAGGATAATATGCCAACAAGACAACAATGGAGAAACATAAGTAACTATTGGAATTCTTTACGACCATATAAAGACGATACACGTAAAATATTTTAAGAATGGCAAAGTCTACTAAAAAACCTAATACTTTTAGTAAAGGAATGCAAACAGACTTAGACCCAAATTTGGCTTCGTCTGAAAGTTATAAGTCTGCATTTAATGCAAGATTAATGACAAAAGAAGATAACTCATTTGTTTTAAAATCTGCAGAAGGAAACTCTTTAGTTAAAGATTTATCTGAAGTCCAGACAACATATTCCAATTTTAATTTAACTACAAGCACTGATGTAAGAACAACTGGTTTGGGTGGGCAAACAACTGATATAAATGTCACAAGGTATGTTGATACTATAACGTATCAAATATCTATTGATGCAACCACCTATTCATATACTTATACGGTTCCTTTTGATGTATTAGCAAGTTTAACTACTCAATCAGGAAGTGATAACTCTCTTTTAGTTATTTTAGGTTTATTTGCATTTTTATATTCAGGTTCAGCGGATGCTACAGCAATACTAGCAGCATTTGATGTTAACTTTACACTTACTACCGTACAGTTTATACCTTATGACACCTCAATATCATATTCTTTAGTTGTAACTGGAACAGAAAAATCTAGAACATTCACAGAATTTCGCGGCATGGAAGTTGGAAATATACCAGCAGACCATGACGATAATCAATTAATAGGAACACTTGCAATTGGAGATAAAGTATACCAAGCAAATGTAGACCTATCTAACCAACCTAATTTTACAAATGGTACAAATAACACTGTACAAGATGTTGAGGGTAACCACTCTGACCATGGTCATTTTTCTGCTATAATTGGAAATATAACTGCATTAAGTACTTTTCCATCAGTGGCAACTATTTCAAACGCCCCAGGTTATGATTTATCATTTGCAATTGGTGTAGATGATAGTCCTATTACGTTTAATGTACAAGCAGTAAGAGAGCACGATACAACAGGAGCCTTGTTATTAGAAACATACACTATTGGTTCAACAGTTACAAATGAAGGTGAAGGTTATGCTACTGCTACAATATATGGAACTTATACAACATCAACAACTACTGATACTTATGAAATATTAGGGTTAGAAAGTTTTAACGATTATATAGTTGCGTTATGTCATAACCCTTCAACAGGTCTTGATAAAATAGTTAAGATGATTGTAAGTGCAGATGGAACAATTACAGGCACAAACGTAACATCTTTATTTACAGCTCTTGATTTGGGCTTTACTTCTAAGACAAAAATAAGAACAGCAAAATCAGAAGAAAATGAAACGTTTCATAGGTTGTATTGGACTGATGGTATAAATCCTTTAAGAAGTTTAAACTTAAAAGAATCTGGTGAGTATTACCAATCTTTAAGTTCTGCAGACTCATTAAATGTTTTTAGCAATAAAAAATTACCAGCACCTACTGTTAATTCAATTAAAACAGGTGGTGTTGTTACTTGTGGTTCACACTCTTATTGCTACAGACTAATATCAGAAGATGGTAAAACATCTAGAATATCTAATATAACCAACCCAATACAAATATATAAAGACTCAAAATCTAATCAGTTTTTTAATACACAAGGGGGTGCATTAGATACTGCATCAACATCATCAGTTACAATTAGTGTAGACAATATAGACACCACATATACTTCTATACAGATTATTAACATTAGATATACATCAAGAGAAGGTGGTATTGAGGCTAATATTATATCAGAAGGTAACATATCAAATAGTGCTTATCAATACACTCATAATGGTAACGAAACAAAAATAGGAGTTAGCTTAACAGATTTGTTAGCTAATAAAGTAAGTTGGGGTATTTGTAAAGACATAGCAATCAAAGACAATAGGCTGTTTGCTGCTAATCTTAAAAACACAATAGAAGATATATCAGAAAGTTTTAGGGTAAAATCATATAAGTACGCAAACAGTAGTTGGATAGTACATTCTGATGTTAATAACCCAGACATAAATGATGAGGTTTTTTATGATGATGGTTTACATCCTTGGTATAAACAATTTTCACTTATTAAAGGTTCAAGTTTTAGTAACGCTAGAATACCTGGCGCAGAAACAAATAATTTTTCAGGAAGTTCAACAGGGGTGCGAGTTACTTTTAGAACTAAAAAATTTGATTTAGGTAGTGTTAATTATTTTTCAAGCACAAAAACATCAGGCACATCTAGCGACTTAAAAAAAGCAGCAACTTCTGTAAATCAAGTTCCTTTATACAACCAGTCTTTAGGTAAGTCAGGGCCTGATGGTTATTATAATAATTATCAAAACCCAAAATTTGCTGAACAATTTACAGGATACCAACGAGGAGAAATATATAGATTTGGAATTTTGTTTTATGATAAATCAGGAAACCCTGGTTTTGTAAGTCCTATAGGTGATGTTAGAATGCCTGATAGCGACACTATATATAGCACACTTGATGATTCTGGAAACCATATAACAACAGGTCCAGATGGTCAAAAAACTTTTAAGTATTGCGGTAGTGAATCTTTTTCTGACTCTACTTGTGATACTGACTCATCTACCAACCAAAACAAAGTTACACATACTGCAAACGATTCTATTGCTGAAGGGCTTCATGTGCATGGACCAGGTATACCGCCAGGCACACGTATTACTACAATAGATAGTGCTACACAATTTACTATTAGTAACAACGCTACTGCTACTGGAACTAATGTAACACTATTTTTTACTGACCCTACTAGCGATATTAATGGATATGTGTTGTATCCACATTTTGAAGTAAAATTATCACAAGCTATTTTAAATAGTATAGGTGGTTACTCTATTGTAAGAGTAGATAGAACAGATAATGATAAAAGAGTTTTAGCAAGTGGAGTTATAACAGAAACAACAATAACAGCAAACAATAATAGTAGTAGTGATTTAAGACATAAAAATATTGTATCAGCTGCAGCTCATGCAATTTTACCTAATCAAGGTGAAGGGACTGCAAGGTCAATGTTTACTTTTGATAGCCCTGATATTGTTTTAGGAAATTTAGATTATACGCCTTCAGCTACAGATAAATTAAAAGTAAATGCAAGATTGGATACAGTTCAACAAACTCCTGTAGACGAAATACTTCCATCAGATTTAGTAGTAGGTGACCTTTCTTCAAATGTAGGAGCAGGTTTTGCAACAATTCAAGTAAATGCATCTCAAAATTTTGCGTTTGGAAGATTTGATGCTAATGGTAATAATAACGATTCTTCATTTGCTTTATCTGTTTATGGAGTATATACACTTAATGATGATTCTGTTTTTTACTATAATAAAAACATGAAAGAAGACACTTTGTATGCATCCATGTATAGACATATAGGTCACGCAGAAAGAGTAGGTCCAGCAGGTGTAATTAGTAAATCAAAAATGGGATATGACTATTGGGGTTCGGGACAAGGTGCATTAAATTTTGAAAACAAATCTATGATGACGGGTGTTGAAGCTAATACTTCCGATAATTTTAGCCCTATAATGGCAGCAGTAGACAAAGGTGGGTATTCAAAATTAAGCGCTTCATATGCTGAAGATATGGGTATAATTACAGGGTGCGACACTTTGTTTGTAGCAATAGATAAGACACAGTCTAATACAAGCGAAAGAAGATTTCAATTTAATAATTTTGGAGCATCAAATGATGATAATATATTACAAAGAGTAAATCGCCCTTTAAGTTCAAATAATTTAAGTGCGACAGAAATTAATAGACTTACACTATATGCTTCTAAATTATATACAAGTATAATTAGAGAGGTAGGTGACTCAAGGTATGGTGGAAACCAAGAATCTAATTTTGCTAACAATCAATACATATCTACAGGGCATGTCAATTTTTCTCCTGCTTTATCTAACAAAGATGAAGTATTTGGGGGTGACACTTTTATTAACATGTATGCTTATAGAAAGTTTCATAGAGAAGAGTTAAGTGCAGAAAGTGATTGGTTAATGCCATCTGTTGGTTTAGTAATACCAGTTGAATCTACTGTTAATGTAGATATGCGAACAGGTAATTATTTTGGGTTTACAGAAACTTTGTCATATAACTTAGATGACCAATATTTATATAATGACACATACAGCTGTAGAAACACAACTAAAACTTTTTTACAAAAACCTTCAAATTTTGACCAAATAAACACGTATTCTAATATGATTGCCGCATCTAACTTAAAGTTAAATGGTGACATATCAGATGCTTATACAGGTTTTGATTCAAATGAGGTACATGAGTTAAGTACAGAACATGGACCTATATATAATATATTTAACTTAAGGGGTGACTTATTTGTTTTACAACAAAGTGGTGTATCTAAATTAGGTGTAAACCCAAGAGTAGTTGTAGATAATTCAGATGCAGCAGCAGTAACAATAGCAACTGGAACAGGAAGAGTTATAGAAAGGAGTGATTATATAGACACAAAATATGGTAGTCAACACTATAATAATGTTGTTGTTACAAATGCAAATGCATATTGGTTTGATTCAAACATGTCGTCATTTTGTAAGTTAGTATATGGGCAAGGAATAGCCGTTCAAGATTTAGGTTTGGTTACACAAAATGCTAGCCTGTTTGATGCATTGAAAGATTTAAGTATAGGTGATGAACCTTTAGACACAACAAAAGGTGGTATTTGTTTATATAAGGACGATAGATTTAATGAAGTTTCTTTATCTATAACACATCCTACTTACACAAACAACGTTCATGTGACGTATGATGAACTTATGGATGTTATGGTAAGTAAAAAATATCAAAGAGTAATGGACTCCATAAACCATAGAGGTGAGTTATACACAATTGGTTTGTTAAATTTTTCAGCGCAAGGTTCTTTGTCTTTAAATAAATTGTATTTAGAAAACAGCTTAGGGGATGCAGATAGTTATTATGACACAGGTATAGTAAATTGTTTAAGCTTAACTTTTGTTTGTAACGAAAATGTATTTTCTACCAAAAAATTTGACAAGCTTGTACTGTATTGTTCTGGGAATCAAAACACGCAAAAATTTACTACCTTTACCTTTACGGATTCCGACACTAACACTACGTTTACAAACATGGGAACAGGTTATAAAATGGCAAACGGTAAACACATTGTACCTATTACAAGTACAGATGGAACAAGCAAAGCAGAGGGTCAATATTTAATTATAAATGGTGTAGTTCCAATAACTAATTATCCAGTTGAAGTTTTTGGTGCTATAGTACATAATAGAATTGTAAAATGATAAAAGACCTTACTTTACAAGAAGAAAAAAATTTAGCCAACGAATTGTTTTATGAGGGTGGCGTCACAAAAAAATATGAAGGTGGTGGTGGTTTTGAGTGGAAAGATGATACACAAGCAAATATAGCAGGAACAGGTTTATCTGCAGCAAGTGCTGCAGTTAGTGCATTAGACAATGACCCAGGGTATGGTACTGCAGATGTAGCGGGTTCTGCCTTGCAGTTTGCATCAATGGGTGCGGCAGCAGGTCCAATAGGTGCTGCTATTGGTGGTGCTATTGGTTTAGGTGTTGGTCTTATAAAAAAGAAACAATTTAAAAAACAAGAAGCAGCGGCAAAGAAAAGAGCAGAACAAGAAGAAGGATATGCTTTAGCTATGGCTGATAATGCAGATTTAGCAGAAGGATTTTCCAAAGGTGGCACAATATATAAATATGTAGATGGTGGAGAAACAAAGCCAACTAATACTTTACAAGCTTACATGGATAGTAAGAGAAAAGAAATGTCACCTGAAGAACTCAAGCAAATAGAAAATACAGGTACTATCACGCAAGATAAAGGAATGTGGAATGAAGATAAAAGCATGGCGTGGAATGCTCGTAATTTATTAAATGAAGCTGTTAACTCAGTTCAAACAGCATCGTTAAGACCAGGTGGTTCAGGTGGTAGAAAAAATGTAGTTACAACAGCTGCTTCAGAAATGTTTGCCCTACCATCAATTAATAGATTAATTAAACCTGGTGGTAATATTGAGCACATAGCACATGACCCATCTGACCCTTCAGGTTACGCACATGCTGCTATGAATATAATAGGCGCAGCTCCAGGAGCAAGTCTTTTGAGAGGAACTATAAGTAAAAACATACCAGCTTTAAAAGGTGTTGCTACTAAATTAACATCTGAAACACAAAAACTTTTATCTAACAAAATAGGTGAAACTGGTGTTGTAGCGGCAGAAACTGTTATACCTTATTTACATAGAACAGAAAAGATTTTACATCAAGGGCATAGAGCAGACGAAATAACCAAAGCTGCATCAGGTAAATCTTACGCAGTAGGAGGAATGACACCAGGAGCGTATAACCATACCACTAACCCTTTAGCTGTTGTAGATAAAAATGGAAATCACACAGGTATGGAGTTAACAGGTGGTGAAGGCGTGTTTGATAAACCAGCTATGGAAAATATAAAAAAACTATTAAGTGGTGGTAGATTTGATGAGGTAGGAAAGTTTGTTAATAGAGAAATGAAAACTTGGAAACACAAATAGAATGGCTAAAACAGAAGATGAATTAAGAGCCCAGGCTTCTAAGGCACAAGGTCAAAAAATAACACACGGTACTTGGAATAAAAACCCAGGTAATATTAAAGGTTATAGAGCTGATGGTAAACCAACTGATTTTACTAAATGGCTTGATAAGCAAGGTATACCTTACACTAAAGGTACTAAAGCTTCTGATGGTGGTTGGTTTATAAAGTTTGAAAATGATGCAGATGGATTAAAAGCTGCTGATAATTTTTGGAATGTTGTTAAAACATGGGGTCCATATAAAGGTAAAACTGTAAAAGAAGCTTTAGCAACTTATGCTGCTGATGGATATGACCAAAAATTCTTAGATAGTTTAGAAGCAAAAGGAATTGATTTAAATGTTCCGCTAGACTCTTTACCTGCAGATTCTTTAGCTACTATATCTCATCATCAAATGCAAACTGAAGACCCTAATCAGTATGCAAATTTACAATCTCAAGGATATATATCTAGTGATGGGATGTCAACATACACACCACGAGTTATGTCTTCGGCTACTACTGTAGAACAAGAAGGTAATCCTAATAATGTTGGTAAGGGTTCTCAAATTAAAAATAAAGACAACCTTGATTATTTAAAAAGAAGAGCATCTGAGGGTGGATATGAATTATCTGATGAGGATAGTACAAAAATAACAGATTTAGCTGAAGAACAAAGAGTTCAGTGGTCAAAGCTAGGTAAGCCTGGTTTAATGGATTTGGCAAAAAATGCACTTGGAATAGGTCCAAAAAAATTAGGTGTAGACGATGATATGTCAAATGCTGTAATGAGACAGCAGGTTATTAAATCGCTTAGTTCAGATATTAACGTTAATACACCAGAAGGGAAAAAACGATTAAGAGCAAGGTTAAAGGCCTACACAGATTTAATTGGTTCTGATGAATACAAAGATAAAGTAGCTAGTTTAGCAGGAAGTGTTAGAGATACTTCATATGAAAATATGATAGAAGATTTATCTGCTGATTATAGATTGTTTATTAGTGATGCTAACAAACAATTAGGTTTAGAGGGTAATGACGCAATAGGGTATGAAATTAAAAGTGAAGAGTTTCTTGATAAATCTTTTGATAAAGAAGGAGTTATATCAGACAATAAAGCTATTATACAAGAGCAATTAGATAAAGGAAATAAAGAAATAATAGATGATGTTGCTAAAAGAGGTATGGATGCTGTAGCTCAAGATTTAGCAGATGCTCAAGCTGATGCAGCATCAAGAAATGAAGATGCAGACCCTATTACACTTCTTAATATTAAAAAAGCAGAAGATGAAAAAGCGGCAAGAGATAAAGCTTTCCAAGAAGGTGTTGAAGGTGCAGAAGCTTTAGCGCTTCAAGATGACGACACTGAAGAAGAAGAAGAACAAATAACTACGGATTTTGATTTATGGAAAAAAGATAATCCTGAAGGAACGTTAGAGGAATGGATGGCTCGCGATAAAGGTGGTGACGATGGTAGCGGTGGTGATGACACAGACAGAATGAATAAAATGCGTAAAGCAGAAAAAATTCTATCTGGCTTAAAAGCAGCAGCTGGTGTGTTATCTTTGTCAAAAGCATTAAAAGACCCTGAAGTAGATATACCTGAAATATCTCCATTAGTTATGGAAGCTGTTGAAAAACAAAGAGTTATGGCTAAATCAGGTCTAACTGCAAAAGAAAAAAGTGCAGCAATGCAAGGTATGAATGATGCATATGCAGGTGCTATGAAAAATGTATTAAGAGCTTCAGGTGGTCAAAGAGGTATGTTTTTAGCTAACCAAGGAACGGTAGACGCAAATAGAATAAGAGGTTTGAACCAACTTGCTGCAGAAGATGCTGCGGTTAAAAGACAAAACATACAACAATATAATCAACTTGCTACATCTGTTGGTCAAATGAAACTACAAAGAGATATGACTGCAGAACAAATGAAACAATCTGCTATGGCTCAAAACAGACAGTTGTTGGGTGGTATAGGAAGTAATTTAGTTTCTGATGCGTTAAGTGATTTAAGTTGGTATATGAACCCTAATAGAGATTTAATAGAGCAAGCACAGCGTGGAGCTTTAGAAAATATAGTTGGAACAGGGGATAACAAATATGACCCAAATGCAGATTATAACGTTAAAGGTGGTAATTTTAAGAAGCAAGAAACAGACGCTGAAAAAGCACAGAAAGCAAATCAAAAAGCAATAGATAATCTTAATAAACCAAGTTAAATGGATTACTCAAAAGTTAATAGCGCTTTAGCTGGGTGGCAAGGTTCAGGCGCACGAAGAGATAGAGCTCAAGCAGAGTTAGGACAGGCTATGCAGTTAATGCAACAAAGTCAGGCTATTCAGGCTGATAGAGAGGCTAAAGAGCAAAACCTTAATAACTGGATGCAGCACATTCAAACGCAAGCAAGTCAAATAGCTGTTCGTAATGAAGATAGAGATATAGTTCAAGGTTTATATGACCAAGAAAAAGAAACGTTTTTAGCTGAATTAGAGAAAGCTGGTAACGACCCAGTTAAGTTTATGAATTCTGGTGGTAGAAAAGTCATGCAGAATTTTTACAATAATATTGTAAACTCTGACGAAGTTAGTAGAATACGTTCTAACACTCAACAAATACAAGCTTATTTTGAAAACTTAGAAGGTGATGATGGGAAAAAGGCTCACTTAATATCTAATCAAACAAGGAGAGATTTTAACGCTTTTATGGAAGGGGACATAGACACGTTTGTACATAAACAAATGTCTGATTGGTCTGAACCAAAAGAAGAAGATATGGCTGGTGCTCAAAACAAAGTACAAGCGTATTTAAATGCAGAAGATAATTATAGGATATTTAAATCTAACTATTTAATAGAGTATGATTTGCCTTCTAGTTATTTTGACCAAATATCAGACCAAGAATTAGAAAATTATGTAGCTGGTTATGTAGGCGGTGGAAGACAAAAAGCTTTAGCGCCTATGGAACAAGGCGGTATGGTTAATAAATCATATGGTGCTCGTGTATCGAAACAATTTAAAAAATTCCAACGCAAAGTTGTATCAACTGATTTAATATCTTCTGGTTCTAATGAATACGATATGGCTATAAAAGATTTTGATTCAGGTAGATTTATTAAAGGTCAAGGACCAAACAAAACAGATGTTGTAGGTCATAGAGGTTTTGAAGGTGATGAGTTAATATTTGCACAAATGAAGTTTGGTAAAAATGCTGTACCTGATTTAGATGGCGACACATATATAGATAATGTTATTTCAGATGGTACAATGTATGATGAAGATGGTGCTTTACTACCTTCAGGTTATGAAATAGGAAACATACAGCCACAAGGAATATATTTAGGTTACAAAGTAAAAACAAAAGATGGTTATAGGCTTGTGTTAGCAGATGATTTAGAAGGTGAACCACAAGACGCAGAACACGTGTTAATGCAAGAATATCAAGATGATGATTTCTTTACAGGTAAGGAAAGATATTATATTGAAGTAGATACAGAAAACCAAACTAACATGGCTATGTTATCTAAAGAAAAAGGTATTGACACTGCATTAGGTAGATATACTGCTGAAGCTCCTGCAGGCACACAGCCACAATCTAACGTACCGACTATAAGTTTTAATTCGAGTGTAGAAGATATAAAACCTCAATTACAAAATTATGATGCACAAGCATCTACTGTAATGAAACAATTAGGTTTAGCACCTAACAATATAGTATCGAGAAGTTTATTAATGGCATTGTCTTCTGGTAGTGGCGACATACAGCAAGGTATGGGTCAATTAGTAGGTATGTTTAATGCAGACACGCAACCACAAATACACCAAGCTCTTGTTAAGGGTGATTCAAAAAGTTTCTTTGATTTATATTTAGAAGGCTTAGTATCTCAAGGAGTAGATAGAGGACAAGCAATAAATCATTTAAAGCAAGTAGATATATTAAGGGACAAAATACAAAAAGCTTATAATTAGTTATGGAAGATAATTTCTGGAACCCAAGCGTGGGTACACCACAACAAGCGGTAAATGAATACGACCAATCATTAGATAGTAGTTTTAAAGAGCCAGACATACAGTCTGGTCTTTCTGCACCTAGTGAGCCTGTAAGTACTCCACAACCACAGCAACAACAGCAAGATGATGGTATGTGGAATCCACAAGGTATGGATATGCAGCAACAACAAATGCAACTACCTGACTTACCTGAAGTAGGAAAACCTGGCATTGATTATGATATGGGTCACATTGAAAAGATAGGTAAGTCTTTACTTGTTGGTTTAGGTGACTTATTTACTTCTGTAGGTGATATGGCTGACTTTATTGGTGGCTCACCTAGTAGTCAAGTTCAGAAAGAAATATATGGTGTTGAAACAGAAAAACCTTTATCAGACGCATTTCACGATTTTGGTAAATACTTACAGTCTTATGGTGATGATGTACCAGGTTTAAATGATTTGCAAGATGTATCTTGGGATGATTTAACAGATATTAATTTTTGGGAAACAGGAGTGGCTCGTATGCTTCCGTTTGCTTTATCTTTATTAGTCCCAGCTGGTGGTGTAGCAAGAGGTGTAAGTGTGTTATCTAAAGGTGCAAAGTTTACAAATTTAGCTAAAGGTATTGCGGCAGGTGGTCGGTCTATTGGTTTATCAAAAAGCGTTGCTAACACATTAAATGCTACAAAATTAATAAGAACTGGTTTAGCAACTACAGCAGCAGGTGCTACATCAAACCTAATAGAAGGTGCGGCATTAGCAGGGCAAACTTTAAATGAAGGTGTAGCACAAGGACTTGACCCAAAGGTTGCGCAAAACGCAGCAAGGCAAGTATATGTAGATAACTTGGCGTCTATGGCTGCAGATATTGCTCAATGGGCTTTGTTTACAGGACAAATGAGAGTTGGTTCTGCTATAGCAAATACGGCAAAAAATGCTGCCAAAGGAGTTGCAGGCGCAAGTACTAAAGCAGGAATAAAAGCAGCGCAAGCAACACTTAAAAACACAGGTATAGGTCCTGCTGTTAAAAATGGTTTTAAAGCAATAGGAATGGGTGCTGCTAATGGTGTGACTGATGGTGTTATAGAACAGTTCCAGGAAGTTTACCAAGACTATTCAGTACAAAGAAGAATAGCAGAAGCTAAAGGGGATGAGTTTATGTCATACATGGACTTCTTTATGGCGGATGAACAAAGACCTACTCGCGTGCTTTCTTTTGCTACAAGCCTACTTATGTCAGGTGTAAGTAATACTATTAACACTGCAGCTGAAAACAGATACACGCTTAATCAATCATTAAATGAAAAAGCTGAATCGCATGAATTATTAGATATATTTAATAAAGATTTAGATTCAGGTACATATAGCTTTAAAGATAAAGACGGAAACTTAGTTGAGTTGTCAGCTGAACAAGCTACTATGCTTGGTCGAGATACTGCAGCAAGAACTATGATACAAAATGCAGTTGTGCATGGCGACTCACAAGCGGTAATGGAGTTCTTAGAATCGCAAGTTGAAGGTGGTCAAATTACTCAAGACCAATTCGAAATGTATCAAGAAACATTAACACAAGTTGAAGCTGCTGTACAAAATTACCCTACTCAAAATTTAAGTACAAGTGAAAAAGCAGAGCTCGTAGCTAATGCTTGGCTGAATAATGTTACTTCTGCTAATTTAGAAAAACAAAGAGGTGAGTTCCAACAAAGAATGGATGAAGTGCAGTCTTTAGTTGATGATGGCAAGCAAACTCAAGCTTGGGCAGACAAAGAAATAGCTGGTTTAAAAGAAGCAGAAAAACAAGCTTTAAAACAAGAAGAGTTAATTAAGCAAGCATCTAGCGACCAAATAGCTGAAGTATATAAAAAGGCTGACGCAAGAATAGAACAAGAAAGGTTTGCAAAAGAAGAAGGAAAACAACTTGTAGAGATAGCTGAAAAAGAAGTAGCAGGTCAAGAACTGTCGCAAGAAGAACAAGATTTAATTGACAACAATAAAGAATTTTATGGTCAAGCTAAACAAGTTATACAACAAGCGGATAGAACTAATAAAGCTGCAGAGTTTGTTGGGCGTAAAGAGTTTGCTAAATACGGACCAGCAAAGACACAAAAAGATGGCTCTGTAGAATTTGTAAAAGAAAATAAAGATGGCTCTTATGACGCTATAGTGGTGTCACCTACAGGTGAGGTAAGTTTAGAAACCAACAAAGATGATGCCTCTTTACAAAGCGCAGAAGAAACTAACAAAACAAAAATACAATCAGAGTATGATGCTTTTGTTGAAACTGGTAAAGTAGAAAAAGACACGATAGAGCGTATAGCATATAAGATTATAAACAATCGTGGCCTTACAAAAGAAGAAGAAGCTATGCGTCAAGGCGCGGCAGAAGAAGTGGAAAAACTGATTAAAGCAGAAGCAGAAGAACAGGCGCCTGTTATTGATAAAACAAAAGTAACTGCTAAAGCTCAAGAGTTAGCAGAAGAGTATAAGATAGATTTATCCAAAGTAAAAGGTACAGGGAAAAATGGTAGAATAACAAAAGCAGATATACAAAAATATATAAGAGAAACGCCTTTAGAAAGTGTAGAAGGTTCTGAGCAAATAAAATTAAAACTACTAAAAAGATTAGAAGGTGCGAAAGATGCGGTTGTGTTAGCTAAAAATGCAGCTATTGATTTTACTAAAAAATCATTTACAAAAGAAAATGTAGGTAAGATTATAGATGTAATGGAAAGAGCTTACATGAAGCGTAAAATTAAAAACGCTTTACCATTAGGTGACGGCTCTGAAAATGCAGTAATAGATATGTTGTCTGAAAAGGCAGCCGATGGTTTAGTGTCTGTAAATGGTATAGTGGCTTTGGCAAAACAAGGTCCTAAGTTTGCAGGATATGCTGCAGGTATGAGTGTGTTTATTAATAATGATGGTGATGCAAAACAAGAAGCATTCTTTCATGAAAACTTTCACATATTTAGAATACTTTATGCTAACTACCCTGAGGTTCAGGAAATGATGAAGCATATTGTTAATCAGCCTATATACAACAAAACCAAACTTGATTATCAAGAAAACATAATTTACGCAGCACCATCACGAAAAGGTGAAAAAGCATACATAAGACAAGAAGATGCGTTACGTTTAATTAAAAAACGTACTGGTAAAATTATGGCAACTACTATTGAGGAGTATATACAATTAAACTCAATACAACAAGTAACTGCAGAAACATATAAAGAGTTCTACGAAGAATCATTACAGATATTAAAAGACAATAACTATGTAGAGCTTAGCGCACAAGAACAAACTAATATACAAGACGAAGCTTTAACTAAGCTTGCTGGTATATATGGTGCGTATAACCAAGATTTATTTATAGCAGATGAAGGTAAGCGTAAGTCTTACAATAACTCTATGCGTTCTTGGAAAGAAAAAATATCTAAAGCATTTACTAAAGAAGAATCTGATTGGACGCTTGAACAAGCATCTAACAATCAATATAAGAAAACAGATGAGTTTGACTTTGAAGCGGCTTTTGATGGTATTAAAGATTTAATTGCTAAAGAAGAAGCACAGTATGGTAACCTAGCAAAGGAGTCTCCATCTACAGTTAAAATAAAGCAATTAAAAAACGAAAAGCTTCAATCACAAATAGAACAAGAGATAACAAACGCAGAGGGAACTATTGTAAAAGACGCAAAAGAGTTTTACAAAAGTATAGAAAAAGATTTGTTAACTGCAGAACAATTAGCAGAAGCTACTGATGAAGAAATAGTAGCGAACAAAAAAGCTATGCTAAGGTCAAGCCGTGAGTTTAGAAGAGCAAAAGAAAAGTTTAAAGCTAATTTGCTACTTAATTATACTGAAGGTACACAAGAGTATAGAGATGTAAGAAACGCTCTCAGAGATAACAATAAACAGATTGATGCGTATATAAGACAGATGTTTACAAACGCTGCAGTATCTAAAGAAGGTTTACAGCTTAATTTATTTACTGAAGAAGAGATGTCTGAAATGGATGATAACGCTTTAGTAGCTTTAATTAATGGTGAACACCAAGACATAGCTGCTAAATTTTATATGCATGTAAGGCAGTTTATTGAGAACGAAAAGTATATAGGTAAGTTTTCAAAAGATAATGATTTAATGTCTGGCGTTACAAAAGCAAACATTATGTTTCTTTTAAAAAGAGTACAGATGTCTTACCCTTCACCTATGGCTTATACTCAAAAAGCGCAAGAATTTATAGACGATACACAAGGAAAAACAAAAAAAGATATTCGAAAGGAGCAAAACAAAAAAAGAGATAAAGAAATAAGTGAAACTGCTCTTAACAACTTAATAATTCTTGGTAACTTTTTTAACTACTTACAAACAGAAGTAGACAGCTCAGGTAATAACATATTTAAAAATGTTATGCTGCAGTTTAGGTCTATGACAACAGATAGAGGTTTAATGTGGGATGGTGAAAGATTCAGTCCATCATTAAGTATGCAGTTAAGAAGAAAAATAGCGTCTGCAAAAGTTGAGTCATCTCAAGACTTTACAGAAGAAGTTGCATTGAATAAATTTGGGCAACCAGAGGCTATGGCTTTTTTAGAAAAAATACAACAACAAATATATGAAGGTGGTATTGCCTCTGTTAAAGAAGACCAATTTAAAACTTGGAGTAATTTAAAACAAAGACTTAATTACTCTAGAAGATTGGTTCAGTTATTATATGGGCAGGATACAATCCAAGATGTTGAAAAACGAGAATTTATAAATAAGTTTTTACTTTCTAAAGATAATCAATTATCTAAAGACCAATTTCAAAACTTATCAATTAGAGATGAAAATGGAGATTATAGACCTATAAAAAATTATTTTAGTAGAGACCAGTTAGAAAAAATGTTGTGGGCTAGTGTATCTATTAGTATTAGTGAGAAAGAAAAACAAAACATTTCTCTGCAAGAGTTTCAAGACAGAGCAAGAAAAGATGTGTTTAACCCTATATTTAATAGTTATATTGTAAATAAAAACAGACAAGACTCTATAAATTTAGGTGTAGAAACAAACACGTTGACTAAAAATAAAGTAGATGAGCTTCAGGAAGAATACAATACAAGGCTCAAAGACTTATACTATCAAGAAAAATTTGATTACAATAAGTTTAAAGAAAATACTATTAAAAGGGAGCATGTAGAGTTTGGGTCTGATGATGTTATTAAGTCTGAAGAAGCTAAATATGAAAGGTATTTTGAAAAAGGCGCTGATGATGAGTTGTCAGAAAACAAAAAAAGGTTCTTTATAAGAAATAAAAACAATGATGTACAAGAACTTGAAATAACAAAACTTAGAATAGGTTATCAAGTTAAAGAAGTAAAAGTATATAATTACAAACAAAGAGCTTCTATGCAGATGTTTGTAAGTAATGAGTATACTAAAACTAGTCTTGTTGATATGCAAGGTGTTATTGGTCCTATTAAATCTCTTTTGTCTGCAAAAATACCAGCAGAAGATAAGTCTTACTTATACACAATCATGTCGCCTAAAGGTAACATGCTTAACAAAAACATAAGAAAGTATTTCTTAAAGTATGGTAAAGATTCTTTATTAGATTATATAAAAACAAAAGATAAAGGCTTTTTATCTATGTTTACATATGGAATTACTAACCCATATGCAGAAAAATTAATTAGTGGTGAATACGAATTAGATTACCACTCTTTAGATGGCGACCTTGTTAATACTTTAGACAGAGATGAAATCACTAACAAAGAGGTTTCAGAGATGGATATAAAAGAAATAGTAAACGCTATCAGTTTTGGCACTAATATGTACATGCAGCCTGTAAGAGATTTTTCTGATAAAACAAGAAGATATTATGCAGAAGCATTTACTATAAAGTCTGAAAAAGAAGCTATATCTAAACTAAAAGATTTAGTTAATTATCATATGGAAAAGACTCAGTCTATTATAGATAGACATAATGATGAGTCAGATGAGTTTGATATGCATCTTGTAACTTCGTCATCTATAATAAACGACCTGCGTTCTCAAGGATATGAAATTAAGAAAACTAAAAACGAAGGGCATACTAAAAAAGGACAATTAAACCTATTAGGTAAAAAAGCATTTGAACTAAAAGTTGATGGTGTTTCATATGATTTATCTAATTATGAAGATTTAAAACAATCAACAGAAAACTTAATGCAATCTTTAGGTGTAGATGTTAATTATGATTTGTCAGGCGTTATTGGTGCAAACTATTTTATAAATAAATACTACCTTCAAGATATGTCATCTTCTATTATGGAAGACCAAGACTATACAATGAAGAACAAAAGGTCTACTGGTTATATAGCTAATCATGATGCAAGTTATGCAGGTGAAAGGGTAGAGCTTTTAGTTTTTGAAGACGCAGAGTTATCACAAACTGAACTTAAAGAAAAAGTAAAAGTTTTACAATACGAAACAGGTGAAGACGGTAAAACAAAAGCTGTTATAAAAGAAGTTAATTTATCAGACAATCCAGCAATTATGGATTCTGCTTCTGTAATGACACAAGAAGCAGCTGACAAACTTATAGCTTTACATGGTGATATAGTGGATGTAAAAGGTTCTTTTAAACTTGTAGGTTACGGAACTAATATAGATAACAAAACTATATCAGGAATGTTTGGTCAACAACGTAATTCGTTTTATGCTAAAGGTCACACAATTGTAGTTAATGAAACTTCAGAAGGACCTTTTAAAGCTATATATAAATCGCTTAAAGCAAGAGAAAAGTTTTACAAAGACAATAAGTTACAAGGAATAAATGTTCTTGGCTATGCTGATAGCGGTATGAAAAAAGGTACTATTAAAGGCGTAGAAGGTTCTCCACAAAATAAGCTTACGCTACAAGAGTGGGGTGCTTTAGTTAAGAAAGGTGACGATGCTATTAACAGCTTTATTAACAATTATTCTTTTGATGAAGCTAACGACTTATATGGTTATGATGGTAGGTTCTTCGGAGTTCAAGGTGAGTTAGATAAAAATGCAGAAACTGCGACATCATCTAAACAAATGATTTCTGGTATTAATGTATTTAAAAGTCACCCTGATTCTAGTGTTCGAGCTAAAGCTAAAAAGGTTATGGGTCGCACAAGAATAGCTTTAGATGTACAATATCAAGAAGAGGTTAAAGATTTGTCTAGAGATGCTATACTTCGTAAAAATGCAGAATCTGATTCAGTACCTACTCCTGTTGCTACACTATTAGAAGATGGAAAAACAAGCATGCCTTATATGCGACAACAACTAATTAACCTATTAGGTAGAAAGGTTATTAATGGTACGCATAAATTAAGAACAGGTGGTACGCTTTCACTGCAAGAGTCTGATATACTGTATGGATATGCTGAAAAGGCTGAACAAATAGTCCAGACTGAAGATAGATTACTACCAATGCAGGTTGTAGAAGAAGATGGTAAGTTTAAAGTAAACCCAGCAGAAGCTATTATATCTCAGCACTTAGCAGAAACTTTAGGTGTTACACAAGAAGAACTTGATGGCGGAAAAGAAATAAAGTTTTTAGCCACTCGTATTCCTTCATCATCAGCAGGCTCGACTGTAGTGTTAAAGGTTAAAGGTATAGCAACAAAACCTGGTAATACTATAGCAGTAAGTCCATTGGTATCAGCTATTATAGGTTCTGACCTTGATGGTGATATGTTGCATATAAACACAATAAACACAGGTGAAAACCTTTCTAAATTAGATGAAGCACGAAACTCTTTAGTTGAAAGTATAATGGACTTATACCTTACTCCAGAGGTGCAAAGTAGTTTAACAAAAGAAATAGAGTTTGGTTCTTTAATGGACGCCCACAATGTAGAGTTGTTTGGTTCAAAAGATGGAGATAAAGATGTGCCTAATGATTTGTCTATGTTAGGAACTCATAAAATGTATGGTCAAACAAAAGGTAATGCACCAATGATTGGTATCATAGCCTCACAGAACCTACTCTACAATTATATATCTGAAGGTAACCCTAATTTATTTTACAGCGCATCACCCATAACTGTTAATCTTGACGGTAAGACATACAACAACTTAGATAATACAATTACTAAAGATGGTGGGGGTACATGGTATACTGTAACTAAATGGCTAAACCTTATATTAGATGATGGTAAAAACAATGTACGCTCTAAGTATCTATTTTTTAGAAACACAGGTAGCACATTTGTGATGTTATTAAAAATGGGTGTACCATCAGAAAAAATCTCAAGCTATATAAAAAGAGCTGGTTGGGACACGGATGAGTTTGTTTATTGGAAGCAACCAGAAAATTCAGGTAAACTTGAAGAAAAGCTTACTAGAATGCTATATGAAAAAGGAGCTGAGGGTGACACTTTACAAGAACTTATAACCGATAGATATATAACTTCAGATGGTAGAATTAATATAGACCTTAATAGTACAAGCGAAATGGACCACATTGCTATGTATTTAATATTTGATGCAATTAATGAGGATGCATTTAATATAGGTCACTATTTAAGTTTAGATAAACAATTTCAAGCTGACCCATTGTTAGCTTTAGAAAAACACCAAGCAGCTTTAACCGCTTTACAAAACCAAACACAACCTGAGGGTAGTAATTTTAAAGGGATTGGTAATAACTTAGGAGAAGATAACCAATTGTTTAGAAGAAATAGAAAAGTTAATTATGAATTAATTACGAAGTTTTTTGAAGAAGACCCGTATTATTCGCTGGGTTATAAAGAAGGTTTGATTGGTAAACATGAAGAGTCAAAACTATTAGACTCAAATGGAATTTTAAATACAGAAATATCTATAGATAAGGGAACAAAAGATGCGTCTGCATTAAAAATATCTACTTCTATTTTTAAAAACCAAGAAAGAAATATGTTGTCGCAAAACGAAGAGTCAAATATTAAGATGGCAAAAGCGATGCATTTATTGAGATTGACTGTTCACTCTGATATAGATATAATAGAAAATATAGAAGGTATATACGAAAACCCAATTTATGGATTAAGTAATATATATTCAGAAGAAGCTTGGAAAAGTTTATCATCAGCAGAAAAATGGGGGTTAACAACTGAAGCTGTAGCTAAACATATACTTAAAGAAGGTTTAACAGACAATCAATTTATAGATAAGATAGATGCTGTAATAGAAAACGAATACATTCTTAAGAATGGTACGCCATCTAGAATTAGGATTGTTAGATTTAAACCTAACATGAGTAAGATAATAAATGAAATAGATTTTACTGACCAAGTAAGAATGATACAAAAGGATTTTGGTAGGTTGTCACCTGAATTACAAAACTTTTTTGTAGCGTATGATTTTGTTACTACTGGCTGGGGTACAAATGGTAATTCTATCTCTGCTTTATTTAGCGACTCTAAAACTAAACAAATAAATAAAATAGCTGAAAAGGTACAAGATGAAAATGTAAGTAACTTTAAAGATGACTTAAGGTCTTTTATAAAGAAAAACAAATTATACAACTCATCTAAACAAAGCACTCCTGAATTAGCTGTCACAGTTAACGCAAGAAGAATAGCATCTCTTGTTTATTTATCGCTATATGGAAACGATAACTCATTTGCTAATTTTAAAGAAGGTGGTCTATTTAATGTTAAAAAAGAAAACGTTGGTCTTACAGATGCTAATACAGTAACAACTATTACAGATAGTCAATGGCGTGCAGATAGAATAAAAAACATTGACAAAGAATTAACTACAGTTCCTCTTGAGTTTTATAGTGGTGTACCAGAAGCATCAATGATAAACATTCTTGGTTTGGCTACTAAAAAACAAACTAAGAACTCATCTAATAGTGATATACATTTAGGTACTGACGAAAAGATGCTTAAAGTTCCTTTGTATGAATTCGATGGTACTTCTTATGAAGGTATTGGTGAAACAATGGACTTTGATAAATACGTTACAAGAAAACTACCTACAGGTATATCTTACGAATCATTATCAGAAGAAGATAAAAATCAATTAGAAAAAGACTATATAGTATATGAAGCGTCTGTTAAAAAAGTAAAGTCTTTGTATCAGAAAATTGTAAACGAACAAATAGAAGATGGAGTTTACGACAAAGGTATGACTAAAGAAGAAGCAGACAATAAGTTTAAAAGATATAGAGATTTATTTAGAGAGTATAACGATATACTTTCTTATGAAAAAATAGGGATTGCAAAATTATCGCAAGCAAACTTATTTAATGATGACGCAAAAGTTGTAACAGCTAACATAGATGAAATAGCTGCTAATCCACTAAGAAGATATATGGAATACCATTTTGGTAATCA